ATCATTGACCTTGGTCATAAATTCTTCACTAAATTTTGTCATTATTCCATCTCCCTTCTGTAGAATATGTGATCGTTGATACGAACTGTTTGTGTGAACTTCTCACTCCATATTGGTTTTACATAGTGTGCGTGGTAGTGCGTTGATCCTTCCGTAAGATCCACAAGGTTGAGTGGACCTTCCAAGATTGCCCAGGCTATTTCTTCTGCCCAGAGATATGCCTCTGCGTCCTCTATCTCTTCTGATTTACCATCGCACCAGAAACTGAACTGACACATATTTGGAATCGGTATCTCTGCGTTCCAGGAGTAATAGTATCCCTCCTTCACAACATCGCATACATTATCTGGGTATCTGGGATCATAAACCCTTGTCATTATAACTTGACCCACGGCTATCTGCCCAAGTGTCGGCTCACCTCTAGCCTCAAAGTATATTGCAGTTGCTAAACAAGCTAGTGTAGAAATCATTTGACTTCTCCTTTCTTTATCTGTTATTAGTTAATTACCTCGTTGATGATATCCCTCAAGGTGTTTGTTATTTCCTTTCTTAACATCTTGAGGGATTCTATTTTAGATATCTCTGAAAGATCCTGCACCTTCCCAAGCTTCATCAATCCAACCGCCATGAAAGCTTAGATCTTTAAAAGTTTCCTTGAGTTTCTTGATTATAGGTGAGGGTGTACACCATGCAGTTTCAAAAACAATTGTGACTTCCTCATCGTAGGCTCTTTCTATTTTGGTACGACAAGCATTCCATTTAGTTCCCCAATTGTCACAACTCCAACGATACCAATTATCTGCACCAAACTTCTTGATCCAGGACTTACGAGTTTTGATATCTTTTGGAACATAAACTCCATCCTTCAAGATCATAGTCGATTTGAGTAGTTCCTCACCTTGCAGACAAGAACCCGCCAAACCTAGTCCTTCGCTAAGTTCATGAGGCATTCGTATGATTGTATTAAAATCAAACTCCTCGTCTACAATAACCTCATCTAAAAAGTCATCGATTTCTTTTTTGGTTGTAGCTTGTACAACTAATGTATTTTCTGTCCAATTAGGCATTGGTACCTCCTTTGATGTTGTTTAAGATTTTTACTCGAAGATCATTTAGTTCTCCAAGATTTCTTTCACATATATGTGTATCGCTATGCTGATCAAAAGCATGGTTGTCTTTGATACGTTCCTCAGTTGCATATATGTGTTGCTCTACGGCATCGAAGATGTGCCGCAATTCCTCGATTGAAAAGTAAATCTGATTTTTTCTAGATCCATTTACTAACTTTTGTTTAACTTCTGAAAGTTCCTTTTCTAATTTAAAAACCATTCTTGAGTTTGCATCCATTATATTCTCCCTTCTAAGAATCTTAGTATATGAGCTATGGTATCAACGCACCAACCATTACCCAACATTTTATATCTTTGTGTCTTTGATATTGTTATCTGCTTACCATTTTCATCAATGCCAAATAAAGTCGCATTGTCCTCTACAGTTTGCAGACGTTCACATTCAATCGGAGTTAATGCCCTCCAACGAATATCCTGGACAACGACATTATCCTTCTGAACAGTTGTGAGTGTATTCGATTTACTATCTCCTCGAACCTCCAACCTTTGCGTTGTCTTACCTTTTGTTTTCATCTTATGGTCTTGACGTTTACCATCTACAAGATAACGTCCACGAAATGCACCAATCGCAACCTTCGGCTCTCGATTACCACCTTGCATTGTTGTGAGTGTAGGCGATTTACCATTAGCAGAGTATACCCTTCTTATTGTATCATGACCCTTGATCTCTTCAGCATGACCAACTTGAATACATCTCACTCCAGTTTGCCCTTGGTTGCCAAAACCTTTATAGTCCCTCGCCAACAAACAACTAGCCTTGTCAATGTTCTCCTTCAACATAACCTTGCCTTGTTTACCTACGAGATCAGCTTGTGGTCTATCCTCCTTAAAATAGTTATAAGGAACTCCCTTGTGAAAGTTAGCCGTAACAGTAAAAGACTTGTCAGTATCAGTTGATTGTGTGTAACGATCCGATCTTTTATTGACGGCATACTTCTCATTACCACGACCCATGTAATCAACACTCTTCTTACCATAGTAAAATGTTTCCTCGATCTCTTGCCTCGTCTGTAAGATATCCTTGAGCATTATGCCTTTATCAACTTGAGGGATAACTCCCCAACTCGCCCAATACAATCTCTTCCTTGATTGTGCAGAGTCCAATGCAGAGTCAAGTTCAATCGGATGAACATCTAAATACTTTGTAATTACATCACGAAACTCTTTTTTCATTTTTACATTTTCCAGGAGGAAATGTATCTTGGGATTTATAACCCTAAGTTCCTCTAATATTCTTACAAACTCAAAGAATAGTTTAGACCTCGGATCATCAAAGGCTAACTGTTTGCCACTGAATGAAAAACCTTGGCATGGCGAACCGCCTAAAATTAAATCTACATGTCCGATATCTGATCCCTTGATCTTGGTAACATCCCCAAGTTGAATGACTTGAGGATGAAGAAATCTGTCTACTGCAACTGAATACTTATCAACATCAGCATGGTAAACTTTTGTTATCGGTGGAAGATCGGTGCGACTATGTGCCATGATATCACAACCCATGCCACTAAATAAATTAAGTATTATCATTGCCTCACCCATTTACTAATTTTAAATTTTAGGAGCTCTAACATCTCCTCTTCCCTAGTATCTCCTTGATCCTTTACATTCTTCTTATATAATTGATGTAATCGGTTCTCAATTAAATCACCCAACAATGAATGCTCATGATCAGTAAGATACCTATCAAATAAAATCTCTTTTAAGATTTCTTCATTTGTTCCGTTTACCATTCCAAAACTCCTTTCCACCTAAATCTAGGTATAATTTTTTTGCCACTCTGTATTGTGGTAATAGGCTCTCGTCACTTGCATCTTCTAAATCTTCAATCAGATGAACCAACGCAACTTGAAGAACATTTAACTCTTCGTCAGTGACCTTTTCAAATGTGTGTCCAAAAAATGTATGTTTCATAATTATCCCCGTTGTTAAATATTATTCTATTTATATATTATAAACATTTTACTTAGTCAACACCTTTTTAATTATATATACAGTTATTTTACCCAATTAAAAAAAATATTTTTTTTTCTAAAAAGTAGTGTCGAGAGTGTCGAGAGTGTCGAGAGTCTTCTGTATTGTATATATAGCAACAAATAGTTCTCGACACTTCTACTTAAATTTTCGACACTTTCGACACTTCTTTCAATAGATTCGAGGTTTTCCTGGTTTTTTTAATTTTCATTTTAGTAATTTTTATTATATAAAGGAATTGTAATGAACGAAATCGCAACCCAAAAACTAACAAATCGTCAAAAAGAATTTGCAAGATTTTATGTTGAAGGCATTTATAGTAATGCTGAATGTGCTAGGAAGAGTGGCTACGCAGAAAAAAGTTGTTACAGTATTGCTAGTCATTTATTAAGTGGTAAAAAATTTCCACAAGTTTTAGAATACATTCAAGAGTTACAACAAGAAAAAGAAAGACGATATGGTGTTACACTTATTGGTCAATTGAAAAGATTGTCTGAACTTTCAAAAGGTGCTGAAGAGGCGGGACAATTTTCTGCATCAATTAATGCTGAAAAGATACGATCTGCTCTTGGTGGTTTAACTGTTGATAGAAGAGAACAGATCAATGCTCTTGATGATTTAAGTCGTGAACAAATTATTGATCGATTAGATAATTTAAAGAAACAATATCCTCAAGCATTTGTCGAAGGTGAATATCAAGAGGTAAAAGATGGGGACTCCAGAGTCAAACTTTTGGAAGCTGATCAAGAAAAATCTGCCTAAAAAATGTCATTCGACAAGGATTGAATCTCGTCTACCCTCGGGAGTTCCCGACTGTCATTTTGCTTGGGATGGACTTGTGTTTTGGTTAGAGTTAAAAACAACAAAAAACAATACTTTGAGAATAAGTCCTAATCAAATCTCTTGGAATTCTGCATATTGTCTTCGAGGAGGCTTTAGTTTTTACTTGGCAAAGCATACGAAGACCAAGGATATATATTTGTTTGGAGGGGATCAAGGTTCGAGCCTCTTGGATGATGGTCTGCGTACCAAGGCTCTGTATCAAGGCA